CCTTTCCTAAGCCCTGCGACTGAGAATGATTGGCAGGGTGTTCCTCCAACAAGAAGGTCAATTGTTCCAATGTTCCACTCCTTAAATTTTGTCATGTCACCATAGTTGGTAACGTTTGGGTAATGATTGGCAAGCACTTGGCTAGGAAACTTTTCAATCTCAGAGAACCCTGCTGGTTGCAAACCTAACCCGTGCCAGGCTACTGTTGCAGCCTCTATGCCTGAACAGACGCTTAAATATTTCATTTCTTAAGCAACGCTGTAAGCATAAAGTTAATCTGTGCCGACACGCTTCTACACTCTGCATCAGCCAACTTTTTAATTGCGGCTCGCATCTCTGGTGTCATGCGGATATTTACGAATACGGTTTTCATGCTTCCTCCTGATAATTGTGGTCATTGGTTACGTCTGTTACAAATACATCGTCAGGCTCATTGGTGTCGATTACATCCCAATCGGTTGACGCCATTGCGTTGTCAAAAGCATCGTCTTCATCCCATCCTGTAACCATAATTTCAACGGTTTGTAGGCGTGTGGCTCGTACTATGTAGCGGTTCATGTGTTTTTCTCCTTTAGTTTGGCTTCAATGGCAGCAGCAAAACTTCGATATAAAAATACATAACCTTCTTCCAAATCATTTGCCATCTCTTGTATTTCTTTATCTGTCATCCCAACCCATTCGCGTGTAGGCTGGGCAAGTGCTTGACGTAGTGCGTTTATTGCGATGTATACGCCACTCTGACTTTCGACCTGCATTTCTAGCTCTTCTAACGCCATCTTTGCTGCTTGTCGTAACTCAGTCATAATTCCACCTCTGATTCTGCAAATGCGATTGCTGTGCCAAGTCCATCGAACCTACCCTCTTCATAGTCTGTAGTTTGGTCTTGACGTGAACGTAACACTTTTAGGTTAGTGACGATTCGATTGTTTTCCAATTGATGACCTGCGTTCCAACCTGTTTTAAATATGCGGTAGGCAGGGTCTTGAGTTGTTAGGTTGAACTCTCCGTAGAGTTCTAGGAACTTCTTTTCTATTTCATTCATGTTTTTCTCCTTAGTGGGGGACTAGCCCCCGTTTGTGTTTATTTTTTTGAATCTACTTTTACATTTAATAAAAATTGCTTGCTTGCTACGCACTTAACGCATCTGAGGTGTTCTGGTTCTTGTTTGAAATCTGCCCAACTAGCAGAAAATGGAGTTCTCAGAATGTTGCGTCCGCAAGCTGTTTTTGCTGACATTCCTAAACCGCTTTTGTCTAAATGTGTAACTCTCATTTTGTTTCTCCTTGTGTTTTTAACTACTATGTACACATTACAACACAAATATTTACATAGAAGTAGTCATTAGCAAATTATTTTTATAGGTACTTTCCCTAGTATAGGTAACATCGTTTTTATGGTTTATAATTACAGTATCCTTTGGCGAGGGTTCAAAACAGTAAGGCTTCACATGAATTTGCAGTAGGTTACTGTACCTATCTCGCCAGACCCTAAAGCAGGGTTGCAAATTCAGGTGAAGCCTTTTTTATTGAGGTTTGCAATGCACTACTATCAATTTAATATAGGCGATTACAGACGAGATACCTTTCATTTAACGTTGCTTGAACACGGTGTTTATCGTCAATTACTTGACACTTATTACTTAAATGAAACACCTTTATGCGTTGATACTGCGGTTGTAATGCGAACGCATACGGCACGTACAAAGGATGAAAAAGCCGCAGTTTTAATGGTGCTAGAAAACTTTTTTTTATTGACCGATGATGGTTGGGTTCACAATGGTTGTGAAAAGAACATCAGTAAATATAAGGAAAAGTCAGATAAAGCAAGGGTCTCAGCCGATGTGAGGTGGAGCAAACGCAATGCGAACGCAATGCAAACGCAATGCGAATTAGATGCTAACCATAAACTCATTAACCATAAACCATTAACCAATATAAAAGATATAGAGGCTAAAGCCTCCAAAGCAAAGTCGACAAGGTTGCCATCAGATTGGGAACTGCCCGATGAATGGGCAATATGGTGCAAAGAGAACCGTAAAGATTTAAATCCAAACCAAGTTGCTGAACAGTTTAAAGACTACTGGCTATCTGTTCCGCATAGCAAAGGGTTAAAAGCTGATTGGTTAGCAACGTGGCGCAATTGGTGCAGAAATCAAAAGGTATCTACTCAAGACAAAACTTATGAGTCACCATGGCAGAAGGCTGACAGACTGCGTATGCAGGAGTTAGCACCAGGTGTTGCGACTAGAGCGCATGACGATGATATGAAAACAATAGACGAGGCTTTTGACTCTTTCAAGCGACCACAAAGGATTCAACATGACATTGCCAACTAAAGTTATTGACCGTTTATTTGACCGTCTCGCTCTAAGCTACGGGTCTGAGTTTAAAAACAAGTGGAGCAACGTTGATGCAAACACCATTAAATCGCATTGGGCACATGAGCTGAGTACATTTGAAGACAACCTGAAAGCTATCGGTTGGGCTTTGGAACATCTGCCTGATAACTGTCCTAACCTCATGCAATTTAAAACGCTATGCAAGCAAGCACCAAAACCTGATTACAAACACCTTGAGTCACCTAAAGCACCGCTAGACCTTGTAGACAGCGAGATTCTAAAGATGGTAAAGACCCTTGTAGAGCCTCAGAAAGATAAGGACTACAAAGCATGGGCTAGAAGATTAAAAGCTCGTGACGAAGCAGGTGAGGTCTTGAGTCCGCATCAGATATGGTCTTACAAGACTGCATTAGAGTTGTTGCCGAAACAAAGACTGTGATATTATTAAGATTCTCCTTGGGTGAATAACCCTTTACCCGCCTGAAACATGGCGGGGTTTTTTTAACGCAGATAATGACCTGTCGCGGGGTACAAAATGGTAAACGATAATTATTCTCATTCCCTTTCGGAGTTATCATGGCTCAAGGGATAAAATACGAACCAACCGATGAGAGCAGAAGGCTTGTTACAGACCTCGCAAGTGTAGGCATTCGCTATGAGGACATCGCAGCGAAGCTACAAATAAGCTCTGACACTTTGGTCAAGTATTACAAGAAAGAATTAGATGATGGCAGAGTCGATGCTAATGCTGACATAGGTCGGTCTTTGTACAACCAAGCTCGTGAAGGTAACACTCAGGCTATGATTTTTTGGCTTAAGACTCGTGCAGGTTGGGCTGAGACACAAAAAGTCGAGCATAGTGGTGTAGATGGTCAGCCGATAGACTTGAACATCAAAGTGAACTTTGTTAAACCGTGACCGAGACAAGTCTACCTAACTGGTCTGAGGTATTGTTTAACGATAAGCTACGCTACATTGCGATCAAAGGTGGTCGTGGTTCAGGTAAGAGCCATTCTGTCGCTGAGTCACTTATCATTCGAGCAGCGTCCAAGCCACTCCGAATACTTTGCAGTCGTGAGATACAGAAAAGCATCAAGGATTCTGTAAAACGGTTACTTGATGACAAGATTAAGAAGGTAAACCTTGAGGGTTTCTACGATATTACAGACACAGAGATTAGGGGTAAGAACGGGTCTCTGTTCTTGTTTGCAGGACTGAGAAGTAACCCTGAGTCGGTCAAGTCTATGGAAGGCATAGACATCTGTTGGGTAGAAGAGGCGCAGACGGTTAGCCAAAAAAGCTTAGACATTCTGATACCGACCATTCGAAAAGAGAACTCGCAAATCATCTTTACATGGAATCCAAACCAAGACACAGACCCTGTTGACTCGATGTTTAAGCAATCTATCTTGCCACCTGATAGTCAACTACTGCACGTCAATTGGCAAGAAAATCCTTGGTTTCCAAAGACACTTAGAAAAGAACTTGAGTACGATAAGTCACGAGACATAGACAAGTACAACCACGTTTGGGAAGGTCAGTATCTTGCTAATGCAGAAACTCGGGTGTTTAAGAACTGGCGGGTCGAAGAGTTTGAAGCACCTGAAGACGCTGTACACAGGCTAGGTGCTGACTGGGGCTTTGCTGTTGACCCAACAACGTTGATTAGATGCCACATTGTCGGTAGGAACTTATACATCGACTATGAAGCGTATATGGTTGGCTGTGAGATTGTCAACACACCTGAGTTGTTTATGACCGTGCCTGAGGCTGAGAGGTGGGTGATTGTGGCTGACTCTGCAAGACCTGAGACCATTAGCTATATGCGTAACAACGGCTTTCCAAAGATTATGAAAGCGGTCAAAGGTGCTAAGTCTGTAGAGGAAGGTGTCGAGTTCATAAAGAGCTATGACATCATTGTCCACCCACGTTGTTTGCACACTATTGACGAATTAACGCTTTACAGTTATAAGCAAGACTCGCTTACTGGTAACATATTGCCTATACTAGAGGATAAGAAAAACCATTTGATTGATGCGTTAAGGTACGCTCTCGAAGGTGTTAGACGTGCAAAAGTCAACAAGCCTCAAACATTTGTTCCCTTGCCAACTGCACATAGATGGTGAGATAATACGTAAAATAAGGGATTTATTATGGCACGATTGTCAAACGACCAGCGATTAGCGAACATTCACGCTGAGGCACTCACGCAGTTTGATGATGTGCAGACTGCTCTGCGAGATGAACGTCTGCAATGCTTGCAAGATAGACGGTTCTACTCAATCTCAGGCGCACAATGGGAAGGCCCATTACTCGATCAGTACGAGAACAAGCCAAAGTTTGAAGTAAACAAAATCATGTTATCCGTTATGCGGGTAATCAATGAGTACCGCAATAACCGAATCACCGTTGACTTTGTAAGCAAAGATGGGCAAGAAAACGACAAGATGGCAGAAGTCTGCGATGGTCTTTATCGTGCAGACGAAGAGAAGTCTGTAGCTGATGAAGCCTATGACAACGCTTTTGAAGAAGCTGTCGGTGGTGGCTTTGGTGCATGGCGATTACGTACCGTCTATGAAGACGAAGAGAATGACGAAGATGACCGCCAACGTATCCACATAGAGCCAATCTTTGATGCTGATAGCTCGGTGTTCTTTGACCTGCAATCTAAGCGTCAAGACAAGTCAGATGCTAAATACTGTTTTGTAGTTACAAGCATGACACGTCAAGCGTACAAAGATGCTTGGGGAGAAAGCCCATCGGACTGGCCCAAGATAGTTCACCAATACGAATTCGATTGGTGCACACCTGATGTTGTCTACGTTGCCGAGTATTACAAGGTAGAAGAGAAGACCGAAACAATCCGCATATTCCGTGCGATTGATGGCACAGAGGAACGCTATACACAAGATGACTTTGCTAATGACGAAACGTTAGAGGAAACTCTAATGGCTGTCGGTAGCGTTGAGGTGCGTCAGAAACGTGTCAAGCGTAAAAAGGTACGCAAGTACATTATGTCAGGCGGTAAAGTGTTGGAAGATGCGGGTTACCTTGCAGGTAAGTGCATACCGATTGTGCCTGTCTATGGAAAGCGTTGGTTTGTGGATAACATTGAACGCTGTATGGGTCATGTGAGACTGGCTAAAGATGCTCAACGACTCAAGAATATGCAACTGTCAAAGTTGGGTGAGATTAGCGCATTGTCTAGCGTTGAAAAGCCTATCCTGTTGCCTGAACAGGTCGCAGGGCATCAAGTTATGTGGTCTGAGGATAACCTTAAGGATTACCCGTATCTACTGGTAAACCCGATAACAGGTGCTGATGGAAGCCAACAGGCGACAGGCCCAGTTGCATACACACGCTCGGCACAGATACCTCCTGCGATGGCAGCGTTGTTACAGATTACCGAATCAGACATGCAAGACATTCTTGGCAATCAATCAGGTGCTGAACAGATTGCAAGCAACATTTCAGGCAAAGCAGTCGAGATGATTCAGCAACGTGTGGATATGCAGTCGTTTATCTACATGAGTAACTTTGCCAAAGGTATGAAGCGTTGCGGTGAGATTTGGCTATCTATGGCTAAAGACATCTACACCGAAGATATGCGTAAGATGAAGACCGTTGACCGTGGTGGTGACGTTGGCTTTGTTGAACTCATGCGACCTGCTTTGGATAAGTCAGGTGCAATGGTCATAGAGAACGATATGACAAGCGCATCGTTTGATGTCAACGTAGATGTTGGGCCATCAAGCAGTAGCAAGAAGTCAGCCGTTGTTCGTGCGCTCACAGGTATGTTGCAGATTACCCAAGACCCTGAGACAGCACAGGTGCTAACAGCCATGGCTATGATGAACATGGAAGGCGAAGGTTTAGCGGATACTAATGCCTATTTCCGCAAGAAACTGGTACGTATGGGCGTAGTTGAGCCAACAGATGCAGAGCGTGAAGAGTTAATGGCAGAGATGCAAGGTCAGCCACAAGACCCAAATGCCATATTCTTACAAGCCGCAGCCGAGGAAGCTACAGCTAAAGCAGCAAAAGCTCGTGCCGATACAGTAGAGACAATTGCCGAGGCAGAGTACAAACGTGCTAAGACTGCGGAAACATTATCAAATATTGATAACGAAGACCAACGGTTAGCCATGGAATCTGTAAAGGCTGTTCAGGATATGGTTCAAAGGCAACCTAATCAATAACTTGCTAGATTAACAAATAGCGTTAAAATAAAAGTATCGGTATCCACTCAGCCGTTTAATGAGTGAGTTTGAAGGGGTTTTAAATGAATGATCAGGCAGAATTGGAGAATGATAACGAGTCAATTGAAGACCAAGAGGAAAGCCTAGAAGTTGTTGATGCGGACGAAAGCGTAGACAACGAGGGTGAAACTCAAGAGTCTGATGATGATGAAGTAGTCGTTTCTATAGGTGAGGATTCGCCACCTCAAGAGGAACACACTCAAGCACCTGAATGGGTACGAGAGTTGCGTAAGACAAATAGAGAACTACAGCGGCAGAATCGAGAGC